GCCATTTTAGTATTCCTTATATTTAAAAGTTAAAAAGTTCATTCTGAACTTCTTTTTAACTTTTAATATAAGGAATACTTTATTAGTAGTTATATAACCTTTTATAGGTTATATAACTACTAAAAATTCCTTTAAAATCTTCAAAGAAGATTTCCGTGTGCACGATAGAACTAGAAGACTTTTAAAGTCTTTGGGGAGGGAAGTTAGTCGAAGACTAAAAAGATTGTAAGTCGTTGAAGATTGTGGAGTTTTTGGATTAAACCTAAAGGTTTTGAAGTGTTTTAAACTTCTTCTAGTTTTGTAAACTAGAAAAACTTGGAAGACTTAGAAGTCTTCTACACGCACCCGATAGATTCTATAGAATCTTGGGAGTCTTCAAAGTCTTATTAGACTTTGAAGTTCTAACCACCCCTCTAAAGCTATAGAGCTTTAGGGGGTGGGCAAGCTGCCATGGGGGGTACTACGGATATATATACATTCTTATACATTTTTAGAAGGAAATGGATGTAAACCAGATAGTGCCGCAGCTTTTAAGTGCTTTAAAGGGACGAGAAAGCGGGTACGTAGATTAGCACATGTACACATGCTCTATAATCTATATATATAACCCGGGGGGCTATAAGTATATTATACCCGTAGATACGCCACTTGTCAAGTTTTTTTTACTTATATGCAAAAAAGTTATAAAAAGACTTGACAAACCTCCAAATTACGGGTATAATAGAACTATATAGTATATATATTCGCAAAGGACTCACAAGAATGTCAAGCAAACAACTCACCACAAAGCAGGAAGCTTTCTTAGACCACTTAGTTACCTGTGGTGGAGACGTTAAAGAAGCCGCCACACTAGCGGGCTACGCAGATAATTCGTACCCAATGGTAGTAAAAAGCCTCAAAACAGAAATACTTGACATAGCTACACAAATAATGGCTCAGAGTGCCCCTAAAGCAGCTTCTAAGCTTGTTCAGATAATGGACAGTAATGAGCCTATACCACAAGCTAACATGAGAATACAAGCAGCACAGCAGATTCTAGACCGTGTAGGTTTAGGTAAAACTGAAAGACTGGATGTTAATGTTAATACGGGAGGTGGTCTATTTGTAATACCCGCTAAAAAGGAAGTGGTAATAGACGGAGACTACGAGGAGTACGAAGACGATGACGAATACTACTATGATGAGGAGGACGAGTAGCACTATACCGTTTGGTTATAAGCTCAGTGAATCTAATAACGAAATGTTAGAACCAATAGAATCTGAACTTAAAATGCTAGACAAAGTAGTTCCACTTATCCAAGATAAGACCCTAAGCCTAAGAGAAGGCAGCTTGTGGTTAACCCACGAAACAGGAAGGTCTATTTCACACATGGGGTTGAAGAAAATTGCAGAAAGAAAATGATTGGGATGTTAACCCAGAAAATTACGCAACAGATGCTGACGGAAACTTCATACTCAAAGTAGATGGTACTCCCCGCAAAAAGAGCGGAAGAGCTAAAGGTTCAAAGAGCAGAGGTTACAACTTTCACTCAAAGACTAAAGCTAAGATGGCTGCAAAGAAAAGCGTAAAGCAAAAAGAAAAGAAACTCAAAGCAGCCCAGAACAAAATTGATAACTACAAGAAGTCTATTAAATCAACTAAAAAGACTCTCAAGCAGCTCGAAAATGAGAATAGCGCAAAGCTAATCGAAGAAACCGAGCTAGATAACATCCCTGATTCTCTAAAGCAAGAAGCTACAGAGGATGTTATTTTCCAAGCTAACGAAGGCCCGCAAGAGGACTTCCTCGCTTCAGGCGAGACTGATGTACTATATGGTGGTGCAGCAGGGGGTGGTAAGTCATACGCTATGCTTATTGACCCCCTACGCTTTGCACACCGAGCAGCCCATAGAGGTCTAATCATTAGACGTTCTATGCCAGAACTAAGAGAACTAATCGACAAGAGTCGAGAGTTGTACCCCAAGGCATTTCCGGGATGTAGGTACAAAGAAGTAGAAAAGCTCTGGAACTTTCCAAGCGGAGCTAAAATAGAATTTGGATTCTTGGAGCGTGACGCAGACGTTTATCGCTACCAAGGACAAGCGTATAGTTGGATAGGGTTTGATGAGATTACACATCTACCCACTGAGTTTAGTTGGAACTACCTCGCCTCACGGCTTCGTACCACAGACCCAGAGATAGAAACCTATATGCGTTGTACAGCAAACCCCGGTGGCTCAGGAGCGCATTGGGTGAAGAAGCGGTACATAGACCCGTCCCCGCCCAACGAGAGCTTCAGAGGCCATGACGGACTAACAAGAAAGTTTATACCTGCTAGACTAGACGATAACCCTTACCTAGCAGCAGACGGAAGATACGAACAAATGCTTGCAGCGTTGCCGCCCACACAGCGACAGCAACTGCTAGAAGGTAACTGGGATGTTGCAGAAGGCGCAGCATTTACAGAGTTTAACCCACTTGACCATGTTATTACACCTTTTGAGATTCCAATTGGTTGGGAACGAATTAAGGGTATTGACTATGGATATGCATCAGAAAGTGCATGTGTATGGGGTGCAGTTGACCCACATGACGGCACACTGATTATATACAGAGAACTGTACCGAAAAGGCTTACTGGGCACAGAACTAGCAGGAATGTTGACCGAGATGGAATACGAAGACCCCTTCTCAGTCCCCGGAGTGCTCGATACAGCCTGTTGGAACCGTACTGGTACATCAGGTCCAACTGTAGGAGAAACCCTCCTAAGAGCAGGACATAAGCTCAGAAGAGCTGATAAGAATAGAATACAAGGTAAAATACAAATCCACGAATACTTGAAAGTGACTCAAAGCGGTAGGCCACGAATTCAAATATTTAATACATGCCCTCACCTGATACGAGAGCTTCAAAGTATTCCTCTGGATAAGTCTAAGCCTGAAGACGTAGATACACACGCACAAGACCACGCATACGATGCACTACGTTACTTAATCATGTCAAGACCGAGAATAAATGATACACTTTCTCAGTTACGACAGTTCAAAAGAGAGGCTAACTTTGCTCCTTCTGATTCAACCTTTGGATATTAATATATGATGAACGAAGACGAAAACTACGGAACAGCTAACGAAATCTATTTCAGCGATGAAGAAACCGAAGGTGGTTTAGAGCTTGAACTAGAAGAAGACGTTCGTAACCGTTTTGTAGGACTAATCGAAGACAGATTTGCAGGTGCAGAACAAGCCCGTGATTTTGATGAGAGGCGTTGGTTAACGGCTTACCACAACTTCCGAGGCAAGTATGGCAACAACGTGCGCTTCCGTGAGTCAGAAAAATCTAAAGTATTCATTAAAGTAACAAAGACAAAAGTACTAGCAGCCTTCGGTCAGCTTGTAGACGTTATCTTTGGTACTGGTCAATTCCCGATTGGTGTACGTGAAACAGAGATACCTGAAGGCATTGCAAAACAAACATATTTAAATACCTCTACTCCCGGAATCGAAACGAGCTTACCCGACTATAAAGAACCAGAGACTCCAGAAGAAGAAAAAGAGCAAGACCCTTATGACGTAGGTTACGAAGGCGATGATAAGGTATTGAGCGCAGGCTCAACACTAACCACAGCTGATGTTGTAGAAGACGCAATTGAAGAAAACAATGCAAACTTTGAGAATGGTGCTCACCCAGACCCACAAGTCTTAGAACGCTCTCCTGCTAAGGAAGCGGCTCGAAATATGCAGACGCTAATTCACGACCAGATTGATGAGTCTAACGGCTCTAGTGAATTACGTAACGCATTGTTTGAGTCTGCGTTGTTTGGTACAGGCATTGTAAAAGGACCATTCAACTTCAACAAGACTCTCAACCGTTGGACAAAAGACGAAGAGGGTGAACGTAAGTATTCACCTATTGATGTACGAGTACCACGCATTGAGTTTGTAAGTATCTGGGACTTTTTCCCAGACCCTTCAGCAACATCTGTTGAAGATTGTGAGTATGCATTTCACAGACACAAAATGAATAAGTCTCAGCTGCGCTCGCTGTCTAAGCTTCCTTACTTTAACAAGGACGCTATACGTGAATGCTTGCAAATGGGTCCAAATTACGAAGAAAAAGACTACGAAAACGAATTACAAGACGCTCAGACTGGAGATGATTACGGTTCAGGTCAATATGAAGTGTTGGAATATTGGGGCATTATGGATGCCGAATACGCACGAGAAGCCGGAATGGAGCTTCCAGATGAGGTAGATGACCTAGATGAAGTACAAGTCAACGCTTGGATTAGTAACGGCAAGCTGCTGCGTAGCGTTGTCAATCCATTTACTCCTTACCGGATTCCATACAATGCCTTTCCTTACGAGCGTAACCCTTACTCTTTCTTCGGTATTGGCGTTGCAGAAAATATGGACGACTCTCAGCAAATAATGAATGGTCATGCACGTATGGCTATTGACAACCTTGCGCTTGCAGGGTCTCTAGTATTTGACGTAGACGAGTCTGCCCTTGTGGGTGGTCAGTCAATGGAGATATATCCCGGAAAAGTATTTAGACGACAAGCCGGAATGCCCGGACAAGCTATTTACGGAATGAAGTTTCCTAACACATCTAACGAAAACATGATGATGTTTGACCGTTTCCGACAGCTTGCTGACGAACAGACAGGCATCCCAAGCTACTCGCATGGACAGACAGGCGTACAAAGCATGACACGTACTGCATCTGGTATGTCTATGTTGTTAGGTGCTGCGTCACTAAACATTAAAACAGTAATTAAAAACATTGATGACTTCCTGCTACGTCCGCTAGGAGAGTCTTACTACCAATGGAACATGCAGTTCTTCGAAGGCGATTTAGACATCCAAGGCGACTTAGAAATCAGAGCTATGGGTACTAACAGCCTAATGCAAAAAGAAGTACGTAGTCAGCGCTTGACTATGTTCTTGCAGACTGCACAGAATCCCGCCATTGCACCGTTTGTTAAAATCTCTAAGATTGTTAGTGAGTTGGCTTACAGCCTTGACCTCGACCCTGATGAGATTCTTAACGACCCAGAAGAAGCTGCAATCATGGCACAAATTATAGGAGCACAAAATGTTGGACAAGGAACTGGCAGCGAGGCTCAGTCCGCTGACGAACAACAAGGAGCTATGGGAGGCGCTGAAGGAGCACCTGACCAATCTCCGGAACTTGGAGCTACAGGGACTGGCGGTGGCAACATCGGAACTGGAGCTGTACCGCAAGCAGGGGAGAGCGAGTTCACTGGCTAGTCTGATGAACTTAAAAGAGCAAGTAGGTGAAGCTCGTAATCGAATTGAGGAAGAATAATGTCAGCAGCAAGTTTGTTATCAAAAGGAGCAATAAAACTTTTTCACGGAGCTAAAAAAGATTTTAATTCTTTTGATTCTAAGTTTGCAACTGAAACAGCATTTGGAAAAGGTTTTTCGTTTACTCCTGAAAAAAATGTAGCAGAAGGTTACGCTAATATTACTCCGGCAAAATTAAGAAAGCTTTACGGAAAGCAGCATATAGATGCAGCTATCGAAAGAAAGAAAGACGGTTCTCCTATTTTATATGAAGTTGAAGCGAATGTAAAAAATAGTGAAGTTTTGATTACTCGTAAAAACTTTGAAGAGCAAGATAAAGAAGTTCAAAAAAAACTTAAACGCTTAATAGAAAAAGAAGGTTTAAGTTTAAAAGATTTAGATTTAACTAAGCCTAAGTTTTGGAGACAAATACTTAACTCGGTAGATAAAGATGCAGATGAGCTGTTTACTACATACGGAATTAAAGCTGCACTAAAAGATGCAGGAGACTCTAAATTAAAACAAGTGGGCGGTAAAGTAGAATATACAGTTTATGACCCTAAAGTTTTAAAAATTAAAAACAAAAAAGTTCTAGAACGAACTAAAAAAAATAAAGGTGGTGAAATGAAAGTACCTAAGTTAAAATACGCAGTAGGCTCAGTAGCTCAAGCAGCAGCGAAAGGCGCTGATTCTTTATTGTCTGAAGCACGTAAAGACGTAGTGGCTGCACGTAGCCCTGAACCTGCAGTAGATGAAGCAACTACTGAAATGGCAGAAGCTGTATCTAAAGTAGACGCAGCTGATTCGATAGACATGGAAGATGCTCAAGTTAACTTAGAGTCAGCCTCAGAGCTTGTAGACTCTTTTACGTTTGCAGGAGATTCTAAACTAAACAAACAATTTGTAATGGAAAATTTATCTCAAATTGCTGAGTCTCCAGAAGCTACAACTAAACAAGGCATTGCATCTTTTATTACTTCTCTGCACCGTACACAGGTAGCAGAAGAAAAACGACCTCTACTTGCGCCACAAGATTTTAAAAAACTAGAAGCCTTTGTGAAAGAAGAAGAAACCGAAGAGCGCCAAGAAAAAGCAATGGGTGGCGAAGTACACAACCACGAGCGTGAGGCAATGTCTGAAGGTGGCGGCATGTACGATGAAGACGTAGAAAAATACTTAAAGTTTGAAAAAGAATACGAACAAAGCATGGACAAAGCAAAAACAGACGCTTCTCGTGAACGTATTCAAGAAAAATTCCAAGACATAAAAGACTCTTTCGAACAAGAAGTGATTGTCCAAGCAATGATGAAAAAAGACAGAGAGTCTAAAGCTAATGGTGGTTCGCTATTAATCATGAAGCCTGTAGACACTTACGACAACATTCCGGCTGAAGACAAAGCAAAAGTTGAAGCATCTCAAAAACCAGACGGTGAGATGGAAAAAGACTACACAGGCTTCATTATGAACAAGGCTTTAGACACAGATGAACAAGAACATTTAAAAGAAGCTTTGGAGAATGATTCAGAGCTTAGCGGCATCCTTGATAAAATTATGGATGTTGCAGGAGAATTTTCTGGCGAAGGGGAAGTTAAAGGTCCCGGAACCGGAACATCAGATTCGATACCTGCAAGGTTATCGGATGGTGAATTTGTTTTCACCAGAAAAGCTACCGACCAGATTGGCGTTAACAAGCTTCAGACTATGATGGATGATGCTGAACGTGAAGCTGACGGTGGCGACAAAATGAAAAAGGCTTTTGGTGGAGTCATAAACAACCCTCTTGAAACAGAAAAAAAGAAAGAAGGTACTATGTACTCTAATTTAGCAGAAGAAGAAATTAAAAAACAAATGCTTCAAGCTAACAGAACACCAAGCTTATTTTCAAAGCGATAAGGCTACTTCGAAAGAACCCCTTATTATATTATTTTAACCTAGAGGCCACCTTGTAGTATCAAGCCCTAAAATACTTAGCTAGTATTTTGGCTACCTTGAAAGAGACTATCAAGCCCCAAAAGGAGTGTGACATGACCAATTTAGTAGAAGAAAACGTAGAACGAGAAGAAGAGGCTGCTAACCCATATAATGCCCGAAAGGACTGGCACGAAGGACAAGAAGACGCACCTTTCGCTAGTGCTCAAGGACTTTATCATGAACCAGAGCAACCCAAGAAGAAGAAGGCTACCCGCAAAGCGGCCCCTGAATCCGATTCTCAAGATTCCAATTATAAAAAAAGATACGATGACCTAAAGAAACATTACGATACCAAGGTTAACGAATTTAAACAGAAAGAGCAAGAACTCGAAGCCGAAGCTCGAATGACCCAACAGGTCGAACAAGAGTCAGCTTACGAAGAACAGCTCGAAAGTTTTAAAGAAGAAAATCCAGATTTGTATGATGCAGTAGAGGCAGTAACTACTAACCAGACAAATGAACTCCGTGAAAAACTTTCAGTATTAGAACAACGTGAAGCTCAGATTGTACGCAGAGAAGCCGAAGAAACGCTTCGTACCTCACATCCTGACTTCCTTGAGCTTAGAGAAAGTGAAGAGTTTCATGTTTGGGCAGAAGCTCAGCCTGAGCAAATACAAGATTGGATTTATAATAACCCTGATAACGTATCTCTTGCAGTTAAAGCTATCGACCTTTATAAAATGGAAGCCGGTATTGCTACACCGACTAAAACTAAAAGGGCTCAGTCGCAATCTAGTTCAGGTTCGGCAGCAGATTTAGTATCTACCAAAACCAAAACTGTAGATACCAATGAGCCGAAAATCTGGACACAACGGGAAATTGCCGCTTTGTCTATGCAACAATATGAAAAGTTTGAACAAGAAATTGACCAAGCTTTAATGGAAGGCAGAGTAGTGCAATAAACTTTTTTTATTGTCTATTTTTTAGGAGAAACATATCATGGCTAACAACATTTCAGACCAAGGCTTCGCACAAACTGGCACAGGCGACCCGCTTGTATACGGCAACAACTTTGGCGCAAGCTCTAACTTTTTACCTGCGATTTACTCGAAGAAAGTTCTTAACTTCTTCCGTAAGTCTTCGGTAATTGAAGCAGTAACTAACACTGACTATACAGGTGAAATTAGTTCTTTCGGTGACTCAGTAAAAATCATCAAAGAGCCTACAATCACTGTACATCAGTACGAGCGTGGCGCAGACGTAGCAGCTACTAAACTAACCGATGATGAAACTACATTGGTTGTTGACACTGCTAACGCTTTCAAATTCATCGTAGATGATATCGAAAGCAAAATGTCTCACGTAAACTTCAAAGAAGTAGCAGCATCTTCTGCTGCATACGCTTTGAAAGATGCGTTTGACGCAGGTGTACTTGCAAGTTTAGTTGCCGGTGCTTCTGCAGCAGCTCCAAACCACGTTCTAGGTGCAGACAGTGGTACAGCACTAGGCGCAGGCATTTATGATGGCGCAGGTGCTATTGATTTAGGCGGTACTGGTGAAACAGACCCACTAGACGTACTAGCTCGCATGGCTCGTTTACTTGACGAACAAAACGTACCTGAAGAAGGTCGTTATGTAGTAGCAGGTCCTGCATTCTACGAGCAGCTGTCTCAGTCTAGCTCTAAGCTACTTAACGTAGACTTCAATGCCGGTCAAGGTTCAATCCGTAACGGTCTTGTAACTTCTGGCAAGCTACGTGGTTTCAGCATGTATCGTTCTAACAACATGCCTGAACAAACTAACGCTACTGGCGTTATCGTAGCAGGTCACATGTCAGCATGTGCTACAGCACAGACTATCACTAGCACTGAGGTTATTCGTGACCCAGATAGCTTTGGTGACATCTGTCGTGGTTTGCATGTTTATGGTGCTAAGGTTCTACGACCTGAAGCTCTTGTAACAGCTTACTACCTAATTGACTAATTTAGTCTAAATAGTGCGGGGGCTTTAATTAGCCCCCAATCTTTTACAAACAATCCAATAACAGGATAAAGAATTATGGCTACAACGTACTTAGAATTAACAAATGAAATACTTCGAGAACTTAATGAAGTCCCGCTGACTACTGTTGATTTTGACACTGCTCGTGGTATTCAAGTACATGTTAAAAATTCTATTAATCGTGCCTATATGGATATAATCAACCAAGAACCCCAGTGGCCTTTTTTATCCGTAGCTGCAAGTGGTGATGTTGACCCCATGTATGGAAACGTAGCAGTATCAACCACAGAAGGTCAGCGTTGGTACACCTTAAAAGCCGACAGCACGAGCATTAGAGACGACTACGGTTCAGTAGACTGGGATAACTTCTACATGACTACTGTAGGCGTAACAGGTGAAACAGCACCTTACGTAGGAAATAACCTACGATATACGACCACCGAAGAGTGGAAAGACTTTGTAAGAGTCTCAGAAAATTTAGATGATGCGGATACGCAGACCTATGGTCAGCCTGTACGTGTTATTAGAAGTCCAGATTCACGTAAGTTTGGACTTAGCCCAATCCCAGACAAAGAATATAAGGTTTGGTTTTTTGCATACAACCAACCTACAGAGCTATCAAGTCACGGAGATATGTTAGTATTTCCTGACATGTACGCTTCTGTACTTTCAGCACGAGCTAGATATTATGTATGGCAATTTAAAGACAGCGCACAGGCTGCAGCATTCGCACTAGACGATTATAAAAGAGGTCTAAAAAGTATGCGCTCAAATTTAATAGAGCCTGCACCTATGTATTTTAAAGATGATAGAGTGAGATTTATTTAATGCCTAATACACAACCTTTTGGTATTTCATGTAAGGGTGGTTTGAATACAAACTTAAATGAGTTTGAAATCCTTGCTGCTCCGGGGTCTGCTGTAGTTCTTAAAAACTATGAAGTAGACCCTGATGGTGGATACCGAAGAATTAACGGTTATGTTAATTATGGGGATGTTCGAGATGACACAACTCCAGTAGATGTAAAAATAAACGGTTTACAGGTATATGCCGATGGTGTGATTATTACCGCAGGAAATAAAGTTTATTTTTCGTATGTATTAAATGATGCGGTTCAATATTTAGAAATAAATAAAACTACTGATGCAGCCCACGCCCTTACATTTACAGCGTATGATGCTGCAACACCGCAACATACACAACCCCTAACAGCTTACACAAGCCAAGGAAAAGGAAACTTTTCAGTTTTTAGTGATAACGTAGAAAACGGAAGAGTTGTTATTTGTGATGGAGTAAATAAGCCGTTGCTTATTACAATTACAGGTTCTGGAAGTTATGATAATAGAAGTATTAGTGTAAAAGAAATAACTGTAAGCAATACTGTAGCGCCTGCAGTAGGAACTGTACATGGTGGCTCTTTAATCGTTGGTGGTGGTAGTGCCGCTAAAAATACTGTATATATTTCTAATTCTAACGATGTTACTAATTTCACAGGAGCTACTGGAGTAGAGTTTGTTACAGATGATGAAATCGTAGGAATTAAAAGTTTCCGTGATGATGTTATTCTTTTTTGTAAAAACAGTATTTTTAAACTTGTAAACATTTTAGATGCTGCCGCTATATCAGTCTTACCTATTACTAAAAACGTAGGCTGCCTAAGCGAGGGGAGCATCCAAGAGATTGGCGGTGATTTGCTTTTCTTAGCTCCAGATGGTATTCGTACTATTGCAGGTACAGCACGAATTGGTGACGTTGAGCTAAGCTCTGTGAGTCGCCAAATCCAAGCACTTGTTTCTATCCTAGCTTCTGAAATTGATTTGCATAATGTAAGTAGTTGTGTAATTAGAAGCAAGTCTCAGTACAGATTATTTTACTCTAAAGACTCAGAAACCACACTAGACTCTAGAGGAATCATTGGAACTTTAACACCTAATGGATTTGAGTGGTCTCAAACAGCAGGAATAAAAGCTTACGCACTTACTTCTGATTTTGATAACACTGGTATTGAAAGAAAATATCATGGCGATGATAAAGGTTTTATTTATCATCACGACCAAGGAGCATTTTTTCATCAGCTAAACGATGCAACTCCACCAGTTTTAACGGCTTCTAATATTAATGCTATTTATGAAACGCCTAATTTTGATTTTGGAGACTTAGGAACTCGAAAGACTTTAGAATATCTTAGACTTTCGTTAACTCCAGAAGCTTCTGCTACAGTTAAAATGAAAGTTACTTTTAATTCAAATGACATTAATACACCGCAACCTCAAATTTATGAGTTCCCTACTACATCAAAAGGTGGTTTGTTTGGGACAGCAAAGTTTAACATAAGCTTGTTTGGTACAGGCGCAAACGCTATAATGAAAACATTTTTAAACGGAAGCGGATATACAGCAAGCTTTCAAATATTTACAGAAAACCAAGATACACCTTATACAATTAACGGTTTATACATAAATTACGCCCCTTCAAGCAGGAGATAGTAAATGGCTACAGGATATAATAAGCAAAGTACGTATGTAGACGGGAACGTCATTACAGCTTCATTATTTAATGAAGATTTTGGAGCATTACAAAATGCTTTTGCATACACTACAGACCCTACTACAACGGGCCACACACACGATGGAAGTGCCCATCAAGGTGGAGCTATCTCTAAAATTGGGGATGCGGATTTCAATAATAAAATTGAAATTGACGGAACTACTAATGCTATTAAACTTTTTATTGAAGTAGGTGGAACAACGCCTACTGAAACTTTAAACTTAACTGCGTCTGCGCTTTCTCCTAGCGTTGCAAGTATAGACTTAGGTGCTTCATCTCAGCCTTTTGATGCTGCATATATTAACTCTATTACTATGCCTGACTCAGACGGGACGACAAATAGAATTAATCTGGGGGCAGGAACTGATTTTAATATACATTATAATGCTAATGATACCGCTGTAATTCAATCTACTACAGCAAGCAGCGTAATAGATGTAGACGGCAAAGCCGGCATTAAACTTAAAACTGACGGTACTGAAAGACTTGCGACCTCAACTACAGGCGTTGATGTTTCGGGAGCGTTTACAGTAGATACTGATGTTCTGGTAGTAGACGACACAAATAATAGAGTAGGTGTTAATGTTGCAGCGCCTGCAGAGGCTTTAGATGTTAATGGAAACATTGCAGTAAGCGGCACAGTGGACAGTCGTGATTTAGCTACTGACGGTGATAAACTAGACCTAATAGAAGCAAATGCAGATGTAACGGACTCAGTTAATGTAGAAGCCGCAGGTGCATTAATGGATTCAGAGGTAACTAACCTAGCACAGGTTAAGACTTTTGATTCTAGCGTTTACGCTACATCCACACAAGGTACAACAGCAGACAACGCTCTACCTAAAGCAGGCGGGCAAATGACGGGCAATATTACGTTTTCTAGTACAGAGACTGTAGATGGTCGTGATTTATCTGTTGATGGTGCTAAGTTAGACCTAATAGAAGCAAGTGCAGACGTAACGGACTCAGTTAATGTAGAAGCCGCAGGTGCATTAATGGATTCAGAAGTCACTAACCTAGACCAAGTTAAGGCTTTTAATTCCTCTGAGTATGCTACATCCACACAAGGCACAGCAGCAGATAATGCCCTACCTAAAGCAGGCGGGCAGATGACAGGTAACATTACGTTCTCTGGAACAGAAACTGTAGATGGCCGTGATTTATCTGTTGACGGTGATAAACTAGACCTAATAGAAGCAAATGCAGATGTAACGGACACAACCAACGTAACTGACGCAGGCGCTTTAATGGATTCAGAGGTAACTAACCTAGCACAGGTTAAGGCTTTTGATTCTAGTGATTATGCCACATCCGCACAAGGTACTACAGCAGACTCAGCTTTGCAAAATCTTGTTGAAGACACTAGCCCACAGTTAGGCGGTACTTTAGACCTTAACACTAATAACATCACAGGAACTGGAAACATATCTATATCTCAAGGCAATGTATCCGTTCCTGCTTTTGAACTAAAAAGCACTGCTGACACTGCTGCAAATCTTCCCGGACCGCTATTGCGACTATCCAGAAACGCTTCGGGTACTGCTGAAGATGGAGACCATTTAGGACAAGTAGAGTTTCGTGGTGAAGATAGTGGCAATACTTCAATAAAATATGCTTCTATTAGAGCTACTGCTGCAGACGTAACACCTTCTGCTACTTATGGTCAGCTAGATTTTTATAATATAAAAAATGGAACTGACACTAAGCTAATGTCCTTAAGCTCCTCAGCTTTGGATTTGGATACCGGAGTTGTTTTAAACACTGGTGGAATTGTTAATATAACTGGAAGTACTTCTAAGCTAACTTTTGATTCTTCAGGAACTGACGTAGTTACAATTACTGGCTATCAGTTAGGTGCTACTACTCCTAACACAGACCTTACTTTAAGATGCGATAAAACAATTTCACTACAGAATGTAAATCTAGGTGTTTCAGGATTACCTCACAATGATGTACTAACAGTTAATGCAACTACTAGTAATACCAACGCTTTAACTTTCTTTAGTAAGCCTCATTATCCTGAGCGTACTGGACTTCCATTAACTACAACTTCAAGCCCTACGCCTTCTATAGGCACTTCTGATGCCGTATTTGTTTATGACACTACAAAAGATTTTGATGGCGGTCAATGGCGATTAAACCTCGAAAACGAAAGCTTTCAGTCACTTAACAGAACTCTTCCAAAAACTATGATTCTTGAAGCAGATTCAAATGTGTTAAGAATTATAGACCCTTCTTTTAGAGAAGACCCTTTTGTTACTACAACTATTTCTTTAGACGGAATAGCAAGCACTAATATTTCTAAAATTGTAGCTCAAAACGGGTATGTTTTAGTTTATATGGTCGCTCAAGGCTCACCGGGAGTTGTCGTACTTTTAGACTTAATAGAAAACAATGCGATAAAGTATTTAAGCTCAGGAACTTTACAGTATTATGCTTCTAAAAACTTAGCAACCATACAGAGGCCAGACGCTGTAAGATATAAAGTTAAATCAGGCTATCACACAATGACTGCTATTCGAACTGCGTTCTTATCCTTTCCAATATTAGACGGAAAAGAATTAAATTCAAAACGCCCTAAAGTCAGAGTAAACTTAGTTGGGCAGACAAGCGCCCTTGTATCTTATATAAACAAGGATGAGTTTAGTACTTATGTATCTCTTGATGGTACTGGATTACATGGAACAAATAATAAAGAAAGAAATTCTGTATTTGTTAGTTCAGCTACTGGAATTACAGAATTAGTCGATGATTATGATGTCTCTTTTACGGGGGTCACTAATTCTAACCCAGTAGTTACAAACGCTCTGATTAAAATTTCAGAAACAGTAGATGGTGATTCTACTTTATTCAGACAATATGGAACTGTTGAAGAAATTGAACAAATGTCTGAAAATGGTCTTGCATACATAACAAGCTATGGTTCTGATTCTGATAGTCTAACGCAGCTTATTCCTTTAAGGTCTTTAGACCGATTTGATATAAACAGCACCTCTCCCGGATTGTTATTTTCAAAAATTACAGAAACTAAAGTATCGGGAATAGTTCCAAATAAGTCAACAGGTTTTACAGCCCTGTCTGAAATACAGGCAAATACAACTACTACAGCGATAAGTACAGCAACTGATGGCCCAAAAAGCTATCAGGACAAAGACATCATTATGCCTTTCCTCCCTAACTTACCGCTACTTAACCTAACTGCTTTAGTATCTACAGAGCAGGTGGGTGGTGGCGACACTTCAGTGCCTTTAACACGCTTTAATGTTGACCCAGACGGTCCATCTCTACTAGGCGCTTACGGGCTGCCTGAAGAAATTACCGATGCCGGAGAAGACCAGAATATTATAGACATTGACCATGGTGCCGGCTATTCAACAGTAGCCAATAAAGGTTTTTATCTGTCTTTTTGGATTAAATTTGCAAACTCGTATACTGCCGCAGCTGATGAAGATATAATAACTATAGGTCAAGACGATGGAAAACAAATTAAAATTGCTCTAGACTCAAATAGCTTACCTGCTTTATACCGCAAAGATTCTGGAACTACTTACAGTTCAGCTACATTAGATACTCCTACAGGTGATAACGCACCAGACTTAACAGAATGGACAAACGTAACTTTATTAAAGCCTTTAGGTCGAACTGGGTTTACTCAGCTGTTTATTAACGGAGTCGAGGTAGACTCATCAGCTGATATAACGGCTTCTACATTTTATGATGTTTCCCCCGTTTCTAGTGATAGTACCATAAAAATTATTACTAGTCATAAGTTTGTACTAAGTCTAGTTAAACACTATGTTCCTTTAGCAACATTTGCTGATAGTTTAACACCTGCTATGGTTGAAAAAAGCTATGATTTAGAAAAGCCTATGTTTGGACCTAGTACTGGAATTACCTATTTAAAGCCGCCTTCAAACGTAGCAGATAAAAACTTTATAACTTTTAACGAGCATACAAAAACTTTAAGTGTTATAAATACAGCGGCAACTATAGAGTACGATGGTTTAATTAGCAAACATGTAGACGCAAGCCTAAACAGGATTCAGCCTACAGTAGCTGTTTCTTCAGGCTCTAACTTACTAGTAGGAGAATAATAATGGCATTAACTATAAACACACAAAAAATAGCTGTTGATGATATTGATTTCTCAGAAAAAGCTAGTTCAGGAAAAGCATATAGTATTTCTAGAAAGCCTGTTAGCACCGGTTTAAATAGTGTATCTGCAAACTCTTTAGTAGGCAGCTCTACTACAGGGTGGACAACTACTGGGTCAGTAGCTGTTTCACTTGAAAGTGGAAGAATAAAAATAAGTGGTAGTGGAGGCTCAGCTCCTAATGGGACAGTTACTGTAGCTCTTGATACTATTCCGGGAAATTATTATTTATTTTCAACCGATAAAGATACTAGTAGTAATCTAGGTACTGGCGGTAGCTTTACTATGTCTGCAAGCACGAAAATTCCCACAAGTCCTTATGATTCGGACCAAGGATATATTGTAAATTTTGAAAACATAACATCTTCTTATATTGATAAAAGAACACAATTTAAAGCTGTATCTGATATAACATATTTAAATTTTACTATTACATCAAGCAATACATCAGCTTATGTACGTTTTGACACTGTCAGTTTACTAGATTTAACTATTCCAAATAATCTAGAAGTTACTTCTGTAAACGGAAGAGCAAATACATATAACTATGCGGGAATGGTGCCTATTGGTCAAGCTAATAATACAGATAAAAATTCAGGATACTTTGTAATGTCTGATGGTTTTGTACAATATTTATATTTTCCTGCCAACGACCTTATTTTCTATCTTACAAACGCTACTGATTATGGAGTACATGGGGACGGAAGCTTATTCATTGAAGGAGTTTTAAAATGATTTTAAAAGGATATAAACCTTTAAACAAAGAAGACTTAGAAAAACACATTCAATATTTTATAAGTAAAAACTGGCCCCAGTGGAAACGTGAGCGTTCTCTTAGGAAAGGTGATGGTGAGTTTAATTCTTTCATGGAAGACAATAATGAATTAATAGATTCAATGGAAGAAAACAATGAGTTTAATATAAGTTTAGATGACTACAAAGAAGCTGTATACAGATTAGAATATCCAGTTGGCATAGTAGCTAACGAAAACTTAGATGCTAGGCAACGAGCAGAAGCTCAAGCCACAATTGATTCAACGTCTGAAGACGTTAAAACTTTCGAGGGTTAATATTATGATGACTGAGGAAACCAAACAAGCTGTAGACGTATTTGCAGCATCAGCAGGAGTTATGTCTTTGGCGGCTTGGTTGCCTCCGATAGCTAGTCTGTTTACTATTATATGGCTAGGCCTTCGTATTTATGAATCAGAAACAATTCAAAAAATTGTTAATAGGAATACTAAATAATGGAAGAGAAAAAAACTCCAAGAGCTAAACTGCACAGTGGTGGACACAAGTCATACAAAACAAGACGTGGCACTGCGTGGACTCCTCATGCTCCTCATCCAAAGCCCCCAACGTTGACTGCCTCGCAACAAAAGTTTGCTAAAAAGAAAGACGAAGACATCAGAGCTTATTTTAAACGTCTTGGTCTACCCCCACAAAAAAGCAGGGGGGAAAGTGTTCAAAACTACGCAAGACGGCTTGGAATAATTGAAGACTTAGGAAGCAGTAGAAATTCTACTAATTACTTTAACAAGTTGGCAGATGCAATCGCAAGAAACTACGGGGACGCTTTGGATGGGAAAAAGGCTGCTCCTAAAATGGGGCTAAGCGGTAAAGCGTGGGTTCGTGCAGGAGGTCGAGGCAGAGCGCCTAGTAGTAAAACAGCGCAGAGCTCATATAACAGAGCTGTAGCAGCCCATAATGTAGTTATGAAAAATATTGGGACTATAAAAAAAGCTAGTGAAGCCGAAGCCTTAGCTAAAAAACAAGAAGCAGCTCAAAAAGTAATTCGTGATAAAGAAGTAGCAGCCCGTAAAGCGGCAGCAGAAGCAGCTAAAGTAAAAAATGCAGCAGCCTTTAAAGCTACTCAAGAAGCTGAAGATAAAGCATTTGCAGCGGCTAAAAATCAAGCTGCTACGTTTACACCTGCTACACCTTCTTTCCCAGTAGAACCACCTTCCGGAGGAACAATGCCTAAAAAAACCAAAGACACAAGCACGGGCTCTGCCGGTGGTATTACTGAATCAGCTTCTCAAGCGGGTTCAGTAGCTAGTATAACTCCTGAAGGCACAGCCCCTACAGAATTAGCTTACACAGCACCCGATGCTGTAGTATCTAAAGTAGCTCCGGCACTAGTAAACACCGAGGGAACTTATACTGCGGAAGAAGATATCACACAACTAGAAAGTCCAGAAGACTTAACAGTTAGAAAAGTTGTTGCTCCTACAATGGATGCTTTAGAAGAACAAGGCGCAGTTACGAAAGTAACAGCCCCTGAAGAACTAGAAGCAGCAAGTTATAATGCTGAAACACTAGACACGCAACAGGCGGTAACTGCAGCAAAAGGAACAGTGTCAGATAAAGCTATTGCTAAAGCTGATGAAGCTACTTTAACTGAACGTGCAGAAACTGCAGAAAGAGACACAGCAGCAGAACAAGCAGCTATGGCAGAAACCGCTGAATTTGATAAAAGCGCAGAATCTGAAGTAGGGGAAGTTACGGGCGAAGTAGCTCAAGTAGAAGAAACAGAAGAAGCCGAAACATTTAGACGAGAGGCAATTCTTGGAACTCCTACACCTGAAGGTGAAGCAGCTGAAATTATGAGCATGTATGACTATAATCAGTCACAGCAACGTGCGATTCAAGGCATTAAAGCAAAAGACAAAGCAATTAAAAAACTTAAATCTCAAGGTTTAAAAGACGATGAAATTGCTAAGCAGCTTGCAGATAACCCAGAACTTGTCGCAGACCAAATGGAAGATATGCCAGAAGATGTACGAACTACACTATCTGGCTTACCTCAAGAAGCTCTTGTCGATGTTCAGATGGAGTCACTACTAGCGGGTATGGAGGATGGAGATATTCCTGCTTGGGCTAAGCCTGCTCTTTCTTTGGTTGAAAGCAAGCTTGCTGCTCGTGGGATGTCACGTTCTAGTGTAGGTAGAGATGCGTTGTTTAATGCTGTAATTCAAAGTGCGATACCTTTAGCTCAAAGCAATGCTCAAGCTATTCAAGCAGCTACGTCTCAAGATAAGCAGATTGCTGCAGATTTCTTAGCTAAAAATGCAGAGCTTAAGCAGCAAATGGACTTGGCTAACATGAGCAATGACCAACAGATGCGTATAGCTAATTTAAGCGCTTTAAATGCAGCAAGCTCAGATAACTTGACTGCTGCACAACAAACTGAATTAGCCAATCTTAATACACGTATGCAGACTAACCTTACTCAGGCACAAATTGCAAGTCAAATGAATGTTGCTCAGTTAAATGTTGACCAACAACGTGCAGTAGAAAATGCTCAAACAGTAGCTAGAATTGATTTAGCTAAGTTTGATGCAGCTCAACAAGTAACATTAGCTAACAGTAAGTTTATGCAAACTATGGTTCAAACTGAGTTTAATGCTGAACAGCAAACCATGCTTCAAAATGCTACAGCAATGGCTAATATGGATATGGCAAACGCAGACCAAAGAACTAAGTTAGCAATTACAAATGCTCAATCATTTCTTCAAATGGATATGACTAATTTAAACAATCAACAACAAGCTAACATAACAAAAGCCCAACTGAATCAACAAAGATTGTTAAGTAACCAGTCACAGCAGAATGCAGCTAAGCAGTTTAATGCTAAATCTGAAACTCAGTCAGAACAGTTTATGGCTAGTTTAGGTTCTCAAATTGAACAGTTTAATTCTTCTGCTCAGTCAGCTAGGGAGCAGTTTAACGCTACAGAAAACAACAAACGCTCTGCCCAGAAAGCAGGCAATGCGCTAGAAGTAGAGAGATTAAACGCTCAACTTATGGCTGATATAAATAAGTTTAACGCTCAACAAGATTTCCAACGTGACCAGTGGAATGCAGCAAATGCTCAAGCTATACAGCAGTCAAACGTAGCTTGGAGACGACAAGCAAATTTAGCCAACACTGCAGCTCAAAATGCAGCTAATGGTCAGAATGTGCAAATTGCTTATAACATGAGTTCACAAGAACAAACTCAGCTGTGGCAACAAATGCGTGATGATGCTGCCTACATTCGTCAAGCCTATGAAAATGATGAGCAAAGAAAAAGCCAGTTAGTTGCTACAGCTATTTCAAACGAAGAAGTAGTTAAAGCTTCAGGTGGAGATGTTGGTAAACTTTTAACAATAGCAAATACTGCTCTTGACAAACCAAAAGATTCAATTTAATTAGAGGAAAATTTAAAATGGGATTCTTAAGTAAAATAGCAAAAGGTCTTAAAAAAGTCGTAAAGAAAATCGGCAAAGGCATTAAGTCTGCATTCAAAAAGGTTGGAAAGTTTGTAGGTAAACTTGGAATTGTTGGTCAGATTGCTATGATGTTTGTGCTTCCGGCAATAGGAGGTGCGCTAATGAAAGGGCTTGGGACAGGGTTTAATGCCCTTATTGGCAAGTCCGCTACATTTGCGACTGCAGGCACGACAGGGACTTTAACAGCCGGTACAGGTATGTTAGGCAGCAGCAGTGCTATTATTCGTGGTGCAGGTCACGTATTAAAAGCCGCAGGTAACTTTGCAAAAGTAGGTCACTCAGCATTTAAAACTGTCACAGGCGCTGTTGGAAGTTTTGTAAAAGAATTTGCAGGCACTGCACTTAAAAAGATTCCGGGAATGCAGACGCTAATGCCAAGCCTAAGTAACGCTCCAGATACATTCTTTCAAGGAAGCGGCAGTGCTTGGAGTAAAGTATCTCAAAAAGTTATTACGGACGGAAAAAGTCTTCTTACGGATTTCAATACGGCAATTGGCTATACCCCACCGCCAACTCCAGTAACCTCTAAAGTAGCGTCAACTATCGGTACTGAGGCAGCTAAGTCTGTAGGTGTTCCAGACACTACACTTAAAACGGAATCTCTGGTCGATACTTTAGGTCCTGAGCAAACAATTAGTTCTTCGTCAGCACCTACTACATCGCTGCTTGAACCTCAAAGTGGATTACAGTCATCTGCCGCACCATCTGTTCTAGCGCCTGATAATGTAGTTACTGGTGCTCAACAGTCTGTAATTGGAGAAGGAGTAACAGCTAAGGTGGCTGAAGACCCAAGCTTCTTATCTAAACTAGGGACAAGCACCAAAGAGGCTGTGATGTCTATCCCTGACAAAATCATTGAAGCCCCCGGAAAGTTTGTAGAAGGTCTTGATAAAACTGTACAGAAAGGTTTACAGAATAAAGTCTTAGTAGAAACAGGCTTAGTAGATAGTCCTGTACAAAATGTAACTTATGAAGGAAGCACTGTAGTTCCTCAAATGGCAGACACTCCGTTTATGAACCAATATGCTTCTTCAGCAATAAACGACAGGGCGTATCAAATGTCTGTAAACCCAACAGGATACAGCATGTCAAACCCTTGGGGTAGTCCGGCAAATACATATCAACAAGAACTAGGAGCTCGTTATGGATGAACAAACTTATATGGCTGAAATGTCTAAGATGGACCGACCTATTCCGGGACAGTCTTTAACCAATGACCCTGAGAATCCGGCTCCTTATGAGCAGCCGCCTAAGTTTACAAATGTCCATGAAGCTACTCAGTTTATGTGGGACAAGATTACTGATGATGCACTATATGAAAGTTTAATGACTGGCATATCTCAAGGAGTTGCGGTTTTACCTGTAGTACAAATATTGCTTTTTGATGAGTTTCAAAAAGGTACATTTAATCCTGATTTAATGCTAATGCTTATTGAGCCTACTGCCTACATGGTTATTGCACTAGCAGAGCGTTTAGACCTTGATATAGAAATTGATGGCGAAGAAGAAGAAGGCGAAGTTTTTGGAGTTTCTATGCAAGAAGAGAAACTAAATAAACTTAGGGAAGCTGCCGGACCTACTAATAAAGTTCCAGAGGGTTTATTAACTCCTTCTCAACTTAATGATATGACAGAGCTTCCAGAGCTTCCAAGTTTATTACAAGCTCCTGCACCTACACCATCGCAAGAACCTACACAGCAACCTAGCCTGATGGCTCCAACTGAAGGACAGTAAATATGAAAGCATCTGAATTTGGACAAAGCTTACTTTCGGATATTCGTGAAAGAAATAAAGACGCTCAAAAACGAGCCGAGAAACGTGCTAAAAGAGACAAGTGGAAACAGGTAGGACTTAAAGTAGCTTTTAATGTTGCAGAAGACCTCTTGATGCAGCGTCATCAAAAAATGATGAATAACGAAGAGATGATGGCTAATAAACTTAAAATAGATTCTGTATATAATGAAGCTAACGATTTTGCAGCTAAGTATCAAGAGGCTCAAGACTATGCAGGCGGTCAAGATGCCTACCTTAAAAATGAACTTCAAGGTCTAATAGGTTCTCAGCTACACAACACCTATGAGACGGGAACATATAATAAATCTCAGTTTAACTCACTTCAACATACTTTGACTAACGGGTACTTTGACGATTATAAAGAGTCTTTTGAAACTAGAGTACGGGCACATAAGCAATTTTTGGCATCAGGCGATAAGGAAAGATATTATAAAAACTTACGAACTATGCAAGGTGACGGGACTATTGGTTCAAGCCTAACACAGTTAATTAAAAAGATTCCGGGAGTTTCTGCGCTTACTGGTAATGTAAACAAAGACTTGCATAAAGCTAACCAAGAAATACTTTCTAGCTTAGGAACTAAGTCAGGCACTCGTGTAGATAAGGACGGTAAAACAGTAGAATCGAAAGGTTTGCAAACTTATCAAGAAGTCTATCGAAAAACTAGAGATACTGAGCTTGCAGCTTATGTAGCTAATGAAGTAAAAGACTTTGGACTGTCTGGTCCTGCCCCAGATTTTGGCGACCGTTTTGAGATGGAAATAATTAATTCTGCAGGGATTACACGTAAAGTTCCTGTTCGAGAAAAAACCAGTTATAATTCAAATGGAACTATTGCTAATCGTTCTATTGTGCATATTACTGCACAAGGCTATGTATCTAAGAGTGCAGAACAGACACAAGGAGAAATAGACTTTTTAACTGGGGCTTCGCTTCTTAAAGACTTTGAAGCGGGGTCAGCAGCCTTACGTAGACTATCAGCAGAAGAAACTGATACTCTTCAAGAAGCTCAAAAAGACTACTTAAAAGAGGCAGGCGTTACTTCTACTGCATCAAACTATGGGGACATGCTTGAATCCATGAGCGAAGACTTATCTCGTTCTATACAAATGGGCGGTCAAGCTGCGCCATATCAAGGATGGGGAACTCCTACTGTAGGTCGTGAAATTACTCTACACATGATTAAGAAAGATGTTAACGAAAATGAAGGCGTAGGCAATAGCGTAACTGTAGGTTTAGACAATCCTTTTGAAACAGCTATTGCCGCTGCTGAGCTTTTAGAAACTAAAAAGATTAGTGCTTCTTCTCAAACAATACCTAAGATTATGTCTAATGGAGTTAAACTATATAATACTTTATATGGTTTAGACTTAAGTACACGAGAAAAGTTAGATACTAAACTAGAAGAACTAGATTATTTTAATGAGTATGCTGACGGAGAAAAAATTGAATCTATGGTTAACATTGTTAAGTATGCAGTAGATAGCAATTTAAATCCTTCCGATTTTGGCGGCAAAGATAAAATGTTAGCTGCAGTACAAACCCTTTTACAGTCTGATTCGTATAACGAAGAACTGGGAAATAGAAAAATACAAGCTCAAAAGCAGCAAGAGGAAAAAGAGAGACAAGAAAAAGAAGCTAAAAGACTAGCCGCAGAAAGAAGAAACACTTCAATGCTACGCTCAGCTACTCCCTTTTCTTCACGATAAATTTAAAAGGAATATAAATTAATGTCGAATATAAAAAATACGTTTTCTTTTGACGGTTCAGATTCGGATACATTCTCTAAAGGACTAGGGGATATTACTAGAGAAAAACAAGAACGTGAGGCTAAAAATTATTTGACTCCCGAAGAATATACAGTTACAGATTGGGAGAAAGATGAGTTAGTTCAATCAAGTTTTGAAACTCTTACAGAATACTTGACCGAAGAAAAAGGCATGGGTAACTACTTATTTGACCAAGCAACTACTGGTCAGGAAACAGACCCTGCTGAGTTTATGCGAGACCTAACTATGAGATTAGGTGCTCCGCTTGCAACTGCTAAAGCTCTTGAAGATGCTCCCGAAAAAGTAAAAGAATCTTTTCGTATAATGAAGTCTCGTTGGGATAAAGCTGAGGTTAAAGGCGGCAAAGAACAGCTTGATAGAGTTTTAGATTATGGTGCTGATTTAGTATTCAGTCCAGAAGGGTTAGCTACAATAGGTGGCTTACTTTCTGGTGTTTCTACGTTTGGTATATCTTCAGCCGCTACTGTTGCTTCTAGAAAACTTGCTCAAACGCAAGCAACTAAAGCACTAATGAACGCTGTAAAAGCTACAAAGGCTGCAAGTACTAAAAACCCCTTAAAGGCTACAGCGTTGATAAGCTCAACTTATGGTGGAGCTGCTTCGCACTTAGCACAAGAACTAGACATTGCTTCAGACATAAAAAAAGAAGAAGATTATAGCTTAGGTGAAGTGGCTTTTGGCACAGTAGCCGGTGGAGTCCTTGGTCCTGCGGCTGTAAAAGGCATCGGGCTGTTAGGTAAAGGCGGCAAAATGGCTGCTAGTTACTTCAGAGAAGGTACACGAGTTCCTAAAGAAATAAGCCTTAAAGAAGCTAAACAGGTTTTTGATGAAGGAATTGAAGGCGAGTGGATTCCTGCCTCTGGTGAAGAACTAGTGGGGCAAGTACAAAAACTTCTTGAAGGAACTACAACAACTTTAAAAGATATTACACCTAAACAAGTTATAGTTGTAGCTAACAAGTTTGCTGATGACTTAGGTGGCGGTGAAAAAACCCGTGCTGATATATTACGCATTATTCGTGCAGCCGCAGATGCAGAAGATACAGTAGACGGAAAAACTAATAAGTTAATTCAAGGCTTATACGTAGTTGCATCAGACATTAGTGGTAACTTTTTTGGTAAGGCTGCAGGTGTGCTTAGTCCTATCACTAAGTTTTC